GTATTTTTCCCATTGGCGGCCAATCGAAATAATTTAACCATTAAATACAAATATTAAAAAATGCCCTACATTAAAGACCCATCAACAGGCGATACCCTTCATTTAAAACGCGAATCCGGAGTTTATCCCGTTAAAGTTGAAAAGCATCATAAAAATATGATAATGATGCAATACGATAGTTTTAACCGGCTATTTTGTGAAATTGGCGAAAGTGGCGAGTATTGGAAAGAGTGCGATTTGTATTTAATCGGGGATAAAATTAACTTGAATTGAGATGAATGATTTATTTATATTTAGTAAATTAGTAAAAATTTAGAAATGATATGAGAACGATATTATTCAGGGGTAAACGAATTGATAATGATAAATGGGTTGAGGGATCGTTAATTCTTTTAAAAAAACGATTTGGAACCGGATATTACATTAATCCAATTTCGACTATTTACGCTTCGTTTGGCGTTATTCCCGAAACGGTCGGACAATTCACCGGACTAACCGATAAAAACGGCGTGAATATATTCGAAGGTAATATCGTAAGGGTTTTATATACTGATTGGATTTCTAAAAGTGAATCAGACAACAGAACCATGGATCAGTATTTAATAGACATTGCAAGTATTGGAATTATTAAGTTTGATTTTGATAGATACTGTGTTTCTACGGTTAATAAAAAGTACAACGAAGAGCATTTTGAAAACATCCAACCCGGGAAATACGGATATATTGAAATAATCGGTAATATTCACGACAATAAAGACTTACTCAAATGAAACGAACCATAAAAGTATTAACAGAAATTTCCTGGTATTTCGAAGCGTTTAAATATACGCTTACGTACACTATTTTGGCCTATTGGGCATTTTTAATATTTGCAAGATAAGCAATACTAACAATTAAATGAATTGGGATTTACACTTAAAAATGAATGAGATGGACTTTAAAAAAGAAATTTGGTATTTGTTCAAATTAGACAGAAGCGAATTTAATCGAGCCGATAGGAATATTGACACGATTCTACACGGGGTTTACGAAAAAGGTAAAAAAGAAGGGAAAAAGGAAGGGATTAAAAATTTGAAATTTTATTTGAAAAAGATTTAATTTAACCTCTCTCCTATACGGGGAGATAAAAACAACTGAAATTATGGATACGAAATTAAAAGAACTACTTATTGGTGTAGAAAAAAACCTAAGATTGGCAACCGTAAAAATAAGAACAGACCAATTTTATGCAGAGAGATATTTGCAAAATGCATTACAAACAATTACCGATATTAATTCTATTGCAGATATATACAAAGATGACACTGAATATAATGAGCAAATTGAAATAGAAGCAAGGAAATTAAACGGATTTTAACCCTCACCCCTGCCTATACGGCAATAAAACTAAAAATAAGATGAAAGAATTTAACACAAAAAAGAAAATTGAAGATGTTGGGGATTTTGAGGAGTATTGTATCGAGATACTTGAAAGTTATTTAGACACATTCACAAAAGACGCCGGATTAATCAGAGATGTTGAGGAGGACGATTTGACTTACGAAGATGAAATTTCGTTTATATATACACGAAAAGGAGAGAGACTTGCAAAAAAAATGATTGGCTTGCTTCATAAAATTGGCGAGGCTCATTATTCAAGTGAAGATATTGAAATAGGCACAAGTAAATTTCAAGAGATTTAAAACACATTCAATTTAATCTCTCCCATACTGGGAGATAAAAATACTAAGATTATGAAATTTGAAACAGAGTATTTATTACATGAGTTCAGAAAAGAACAATTGTACCTGTTTGCAGAAGACGGATGCGCATACAGAATGCTTGCCCATCAAGAACCAATGAGCCGTATGCTGGCCCTTATTAACGCCTTAGAAAGTGAATTAATACCAAAATCAATCAGCAATCAGCAATTACAATTAACGCCCGACGAATTAATTAAAATTGGATTTTCAAAACGTGAATATCCTGCCGTTAGCATATCAGATGAAAATTCATTTGGAAGTGTCGCAAAGACAACTTATGAAATACCATGTATTAACGGGTGTTTTTTCTGTAATATGCATGAGAGTGTTTATGTGTGGTATCACAAAACTGTCATTGATGAATCGGCGAATTACATATGCCTAAATATTGTTGGAGTGCCTGAATTATACCTTATATTAACGGCATTTAAGGTTAAATACAACATGATAATTATTTAAACCTCTCTGCCTATACGGTGGGGACAAAACAAATTTGAATTATGAAAACAATTGATGATCAAGTAAAAGAAAATTATTTTGAATTTGAACAACAATGTGCATTTAAGCATGGCGTCAATTTTGCACAGCGTTGGATTCCGGTTGAAGAAGAACTGCCTATTGCATTTGAATCGGGTTCGTGGGATGGTTTAAGAAGTGAATTTGTTATTGCAAAATGTAAAAATGACAAATGGTATAAAGCAAGAATATATTCCGGCACAATTGACGGCAGTGAGTTTTGCGAATGGTATAGCGATGATGATTTTCAAATATCAAATGTAGTTAGTTGGCGACCAATAGAATACAAATAAAATGCAAATTTGTCCTGACTGTATAGAGCCATTAATTAAAGACTCAAAGAAACTTGCAATGTGTACTCATTGGATGATTTGCCCGAAATGCGGACACAGAGAGCGACCGGATAAAGATGTAATTGATTTCCGGAAAGTAGGGTCGTTTATTGATCGGATCAGGAAAAGTAATAGGAATGAAAACCAATTTAATAAAGATTGAATTATGAGCGTAAAAATGGAATATAAATGTGATTTATGCAGGGAAGTATCTCCACCCGAAATATTGAAATGTATATACTATGATTCTACAGTAAAAAACAGCGATAATTCATTTGGGAATTATATAATTGTGTCCGATATAAGAACTACAGATAAACACATCTGCAAGCACTGTATCGAAATGATAAAATCATATAAGCCCGATTAATTTTGATATTTGAAAAAATAAGAGTAAGTTTGATAAAAAGAATAGATCATGTGGCGGAATTGAAGCCAGAGTTCTACTTTCAGGATCGTTACCTGACATGATCACGAGGGGCATTGACCTGTCCACGGCCCCAATTTTTTAAATACTGTTTACGTGTTATTCGGTAAATAAAACGCGCGAATCAGTGGAGGGTGACAATTGGGGAGAGACCCAAACAGCCGGAATAACTCAGTTGGTAGAGTGTCTGATTTGTATTCAGAATGTCACGGGTTCGATTCCTGTTTCCGGCTCAAAATTTAAGTTATGGATGATCAAAAGCAATATACACTCGAAGAGTTAAAAGAAGAGCTAAACGAAAAGCAAAAAATATTTGCCCACAATTACATAATTGACTGGAATGCAACGCGTTCGTACAAAAAAGCATATGGAGAAATGGATGATAATGTAGCTGCTGTTTGCGGATGCAAGTTGCTAAGAATTGCTAATGTTAAACAGTATATCAACTTCATCAAAAATAACCTTGAAGAGGAGGCTGGAGTTAGTAAATTAAGAGTATTAAATGAGTTTACAAAGATTGCCTTTTCTTCGATAGCTCACCTTCACAACACATGGATTGACCGCAAAGAATTTGAATCACTAACAGATGATCAAAAGGCGAGCATTGAAAGCATTGACACTAAAACCGTAACGATCAATTTTAACGAAGAAACAAAAGAAGTTGAGTATGTTAAGATCAAACTTTACAGCAAATTACAGGCCAATATTGAGATTAAAAAGATGCTTGGGTATGATTTGCCGGTTAAGAGCGATATTACAAGTGGAGGTGAAAAGATAACGCAAATAATCAAATGGGGGGATAAAGAAATAATTCTATGATCGAAATGACCCCAAAGCAAACTGAAGCAATGGAGGCGATTGAATCAGACAAATTCAATTTCATTCTGTACGGCGGTGCGATTCGAGGTGGTAAAACTATTTGGGGATTATCGGCGTTATTGGTTATGTGTAAGATATTCCCAGGTTCCAGGTGGTGTGTTATCAGAGAGGATATGGAAAAGATTCGAACTACTACAATTCCGTCGTTTGGAAAATTGGAGGCTCCAGGTCAATTGAAACAATCGCCTTACGAATATAGACACACTAACGGATCGGTAATACTTTTTAAGTCTGAAAACTACGCACAGGATAAAGACTTAGATTGGATGCGTGGACTTGAAGTAAATGGAATACTTTTCGAAGAAATCAATGAATGCCAACAAAAGACGTTTAACAAAGCGTTTGAGCGCGTTGGATCATGGATTATACCACACACTAGAATACAGCCAAAACCAATAATATTAGCAACATGTAACCCAACTTATGGATGGGTTAAAAACATAGTTTACGACAGGTGGGAAAACAATACTTTGCCGAAAACATGGAAGTACATACCGGCCAAAATAACCGATAATCCGCACTTACCACAGGAATATATCGATAACCTTAAAAACCTGCCAACATTTGAATATATGGTATTTGTTGAGGGTAATTGGAACGTTCAATTAAAAACAGGCGGTGAGTTTTATAAATGCTTCGAAATAAACCAACACATTAAACCAATAAAATACAATCCTGATTTACCTATTCACATGAGCTGGGATGACAACGTAAATCCTTATTTGCCGTGCGGTATATTTCAGATAATTGGTAATTCCGTTTTAATGATTGATGAAATATCCGGGATTACTCCAAACAATACCGTTAAATCTGTTTGCCTGGAATTTATCCGGCGATATCCTGCACATTCAACTGGACTGTTTGTGTATGGTGACGCAACAGCGAATAAGCAAGATACTAAACTGGAAAAGGGTTATAACTTCTTTCGATTAATAACCGACTATTTGACGCAATACAAACCTACAAACAGGGTTTTAGCGTCTAATCCGTCGGTGGTGATGCGAGGTAATTGGATTAATACGGTATTTGAAAAGAATATTGGAGGGTTGAATTTTATAATTGGCGAAAACTGCAAGCAGGCCATTAATGATTTTATAAGTTTAAAAGAAGCATCGGACGGAACAAAGCTAAAAGAAATGGCTACCGATCCCGCAACCGGCGCCAGGTTTCAGAAAGTAGGTCACTATTCGGATTTGTTTGATTATATTGTTTGCAGTGCATTTTCTGATAAATTTATGGAGTATCAAAGGGGCGGAAGATACACCGCGCCAATCATCGGAAAAAACATTTCACGAAATAGTTACAATTAGATAATTTATTTTTTATCTTTACGCAAAATGTGACAATATGGATTCATTTATTTTCATTGGGGACTACATCAAACAAATACAAGTAGATAACTTACAGCAAGTTATCGGCAACAATCAATCAGTTTTAGATGGTATTCAATTAGTTGCGGTCGAAGAGTGCAAGAGTTTTTTGAAGAATAAATACGACATTTCAACTGCTTTTCAATCAATCACACAGCATGATCCTGCAAAAACCTACGCGGCAGGCCAAACAGTTTATTTAAACGCTGATCCTTACGCTTCAAAAACATACGCTTTAAATGATCAGGTACTGCAGTCCGGAAAGGTTTATTCCTGCTCAACTGCAATTACAGTTGCCGAAGTTTTTACAATTAGTCACTGGACTTTGCTGGGCGATCAATACGAGATATTTTACGCGATCAGTCCGAAACCTATTTTCAATTACAAAAACATTTACCGTGTTGGCGATCAGGTTTATTGGAATGGATACACTTACACAAACAAGGTTGAAACATCGATACTCGATCATTCGGCACTTTTACAGATAGGACAATCAGGAACAGATCGAATAATTAATGTTTGGCCCGACGATACCATTAAAGGGATTCAGTCGTGGGGAATGGGAATTGCATACTCTATTCCCGCCAATACTCAAATAACAGATGCAAAATGGATTAAAGGCGATAACCGAGATCAGAAACTACTTGAAGTTTGTATTAACATTGCAATATTTAAGGCTCATTTACGTATTTCACCACGAAACATTCCCGAAACAAGGGCTTATATGTATTGGGGTAATCCTGACGATAGGGTGGCATTAAAAGGTAGGATTATTTACCCGACTTATTCAGCATTAGGATGGTTGCAGTCTGCCAGTGCCGGCATTGATGTCACGCCTGAATTGAATACGGTACAGCCGAATGTTGGGTTAAGAACAAGTTACGGCGGTAGTCAAAAACTGATAAATAATTATTAAACCAATGGCATTAACCTGGAACAAGATAAGAAACTATATCCCTTTCGGAGGCGGTTCAATGAATCCCGAACTAAGAACAAAGGATAACAAAAACCTGACTAATTATCCCGCGCCTGTTCAATTACAGCGAATACGACAAGATATAATGACTTGGCGAGAGGCTTTAAATGAAGCAGAAAATGTATGGTATCCTCACCGGGTTAAACTTCAAAAGCTATTCATTGACACAGTAATTAATGGCCATGTTTCTGCATGTATTGACCGAAGAAAGGATTTAACCTTATTGCGCAAATGGGAGTTTGTTGATCGTAACGGCAAAGTAGATCAAAAGACTACTGATATGTTCATGGACACAGTTAAAGGTCAATCACAAAATAAAGAATGGTTTAACAAATTTCTGAATCATGGATTAGATTCGATTTACTTCGGGTATTCTTTGATTTCGTTAGGGGACGTTGTTGATGGTGAGTTTCCTGATTTGGATATTGTAAAGCGTTGGAATGTATCGCCTGACAGAATGAATGTAACAAACTTTACTTATTCGATTTCAGGTGCTAAATTTGAAGATGAACCATATAAGGATTGGCATGTTTACGTTAAGACTTACAACGACATAGGAACATCTAAAAGCGGCTACGGATTACTTTATAAGGTCGCTAACTACGAGATATTTTTACGCAATTTAATAGGGTTTAATGGTGATTTTGTCGAGTTGTTTAGTCAGCCTTACAGAGTAGGCAAGACAACAAAAAAGGCCGGTGATCCTGACTATGACGCAATGGCAGGGGCTATGCAGCAAATGGGATCATCCGGATGGGCTTTAATTGACCCTCAGGACGAAATTGAGTTTCTTGAAACTGCATTAGGCGGAACAGGCTACAAAGGATATACCGATTTTGAATTAAGACTTGAAAAGAAAATCAGCAAAATCATTTTAGGTCACGCCGATGCTATTGATAGCGTACCTGGCAAACTTGGCAATTCAGGCGAAAAGTCACCGGCTGAAAAAGCAATGGAAGACAAGCAAACCAAAGACGGGGCATTTATTGCAAATGTTGTGAATAACGGCTTATTAGTCAACATGCGTAATTTAGGTTTTGCGATACCTGAAGAAACTATTGCAGTATTAAAGAATGATGCTGAAATAATGGAACTTAATAACGCGGTAATAGCTCAGGCAGTTGAGATGTATAAGGCTGGATTAACGATGGATAACGAGTATTTCACAGCACAAACAGGCATACCAGTAACCGCGCCACCTGAGCCGATTATCCCTACTATTCCAAAATTAACCGAATCAGTAAAAAACAAACTTGAAAAAATCTATAATCATGTTCACATTCATTAAAGAGTATTTCCGCAAAAGGGCGCAAACAAAAGCGTACAAGAAACTGCATATGGGATTACTGGATAATCCACAATTAATGTATGATACCCGCAAGAAATTTGAGGCTGCATTTGGTGTCAATCAGATCAACAGAACGAGAGTTCAATGGGTTCGATTGGTTAATGTTTACGGGGCTGAAACAGTTGCTAAAATGGAGGCAATGACACCAACTGAGGTAATGCAGAAAACAAAAGAAACTTATAAGATGAAAGTTTTGCGAGAATTAAGCAGGAATTAAATGTAATTTATACTTTTAAAAATTGTACCCGAAAGGTTTATAAAGAATGAAAGTAAAATGTACCGATTTTTAATCAAATGACAGATAAATTCCAATATAGCGATTCAGAGTTAAAAGATTTACTTAATGGCATCTATTCTGGTGCTATTACTGAATACGCCATACCGGAATCACTCTACATGCAAATCGCAAATTATCTTAAAGCGGGTTTGTATGAAGGTTTTGGCGGTAACCTTTTGGACTTTACGGGCAAAGATTTGGAATTACTTGAAGATTTAAGGACTAATACTTTCATGTTTTCAGGTGGCAAGGCATATCATCAAATCAAGGAATACAGAACTTTACTTTTGGATGAGTCAGGTAATTTGAGAAGTCAAAGAGATTTCACGCAATTAGCCGCTAAAGAGTTTGAAGCTTGGAACGTAAACTGGGGATTAACGGAACGTTCTACGGCTATTGGCCAGGCTCAAATGGCTGTTAAGTGGAATGAAATCGAACGGAATGCAGATATATTGCCTATTCTTGAATTTTCAACCAACGGCAAGCCGTGTGAGATTTGCGCGCCATATAATAACTTTTCAGCTCCAGTTCGTGATGCTGTTTGGAATTGGGCAACTCCATTATTACACTTTAATTGTGAGTGTATTTTATTGCAACATGAAGATACCCATGCAATTTCAAGTAAAGAAAAGTATACAGAAATACAGGATCGAAAAGAAACCGTACCTGAAGTATTTCAGATGAACCCGGGCAAAGACAAAGTAATTTATTCCGATTCGCATCCTTATTTTGAAGTTTCAGCAAAAGATAAAGAATATGCAAAAAATAACTTTAATTTACCAATACCATCAAAAGACTAAAAATGAAAGAATTAATCGGAACGTGTATGCAGACAAGTCGAATTGAAGATTTGATTAAATCAGCATTGGAAGCTAAAGACAAAGGAGCGACCAATTTTGAATGCTTAATTGATTCAGGCAAATCAGGAGACGCATGGATTAGATGTATTGAATTTACCCGCGTGTTAACAGAAAAAGAGATTGCCCTAAATGAAATATATAAAAAAGAGGCAGAAATTCTTCTTCTTAAAGTAAAATTATCATGCTTATGACACCACAAAAAGTACAGCAGAAACTATTCGAAGCAAGGGATGTAATCCATTTGATTCACCTTAATACAACTTCATATGCCGAACACAAAGCACTAAACAGTTTTTATGATGGTTGGCTCGATCAGGTAGATAAATTCATCGAAACGTATCAAGGTAAATATGGCAGAATTGGCGGTTATTACACCATCGAAGCGAACGCCGGAACCAATAGCCGAACTTATTTAATTGAATTAATGGCTTACCTGAATGATGACATTTTAAATATCATCGAACCGACCAATGATTCGGATTTAGATAATATTATTGCAGATATGAAACAATTGATAAATCAGACACTATTTTTATTAACTTTGAAATAAAAAAACACAATGGCAAACGCACAAGACAATTTAATCGGACCATCGCCACAGGACAAAATGATCGGGATAGAACCCGTTTTCGTAGTTGGAACAGGCGCATACACATTACCAACAGGACAAGCAGCATACGCATGTTCTTGTAGGATCGATGCAACGCAAATATCTTCCATTACACCTGCAGGGGGCGCGGCAATAACGAATAAGACGTGGCAAAATGTCGCTTTGAATAATGGAGAGTACATTCCTTTTCCGGTCCCGATTACATCAATTACGATCAATACTACTTTGGGTATCGTTCTTTGGATTCAGTCTTACAAAATCTAAGCAATGGCCAATCAATTTAATTTTGCACAGGTTCAGCAAAAACTGATTAGAGCGAAACGGGAAATACTTGTTTTGCTCCCAAATCAGGCGCAAAATTATTTTGTTTCATCATGGCAAAAGCAAGGATTTGACGGCAAACAATGGGCGGAAGTTCAAAGAAGAAAGCCAGGATTTTCAGCGTACAAATACCCAAAGACACGGGGGCTACAACGAAGGACACAACCGATACTGATCGGGGCCGGATATAAAAAAAGAGGTGGAACACTTCGCAGGGCAGTTAGTTCAATGAGCAGAACGCAACAGGTAATGAACGACGGATTCAGAATGATTGTAGATGTTCCTTATGCAAGTTATTTGAATGACGGGACAAGCAAAATGCCACAACGTCAATTCATTGGTCAGACCCGCGAATTAACGTTAATGCAGGAACAAAAGATAAACGAAATAATCACACGAATATTTATCTGATCATGGAAACGAATCAATTTAATAATCTAAGGAATGCAGTTGATGAATTGAAAGTGGCAATACTTGAATCTATGAAGCCGGTTATTATCCCTGTTTTAAGTTTTATTAATAAACTATTCTATGGCCGGAATTAAAGCTCCGTTAACTGATATTCTTTCAAAACTTGCAGCGATTCAGGTTTTAAATTTGGACCATCAAACAGTTGACCTATATACCCGAATTTGGAACAATCAAGTTCGTGGGATAGAGAATGGGGAAACTTATTCATGCCCTACGCCTGCCGCGTTTGTTGAGTTTGTTACTCCGGTCACTTTTGAGCAAATGGGTCAAGGTTTTTTAAATGCTGATTTGGGTGTAAAAATCCATTTGGTCCACGTATTCTATAACGAAGAGGGGACATTTGAACAGGATTTGGATATATTCGATTTGAGAGATAAGATCATTTCCGAAATGTCGGCTTATTGTCCAACCGGATGTGGCCCGTTAAATGTAATTAATGAATCACAGGATTACGATCATACAAACGTTTATCATTACATTATCGAATTTATTTGTAACTTTGTTGATAGTACAGCAAGCAAAGCAGAAAGAACAGGAATGTATGAAGAAATCACACCGGATTTAGATGCAAATGTAATTAATGGTGGTGTACCATCAGAACTATTGCCCGAAGATGACTATTTTATAATTAATCAAAACAATACCCATAAATGAGCAGATCAGTTTCAGATATTCAACAGCAAGTAGTTACTCAATTAGTGGCTAATCTTGCAACGATAGGGATAACAGTAGACCCGAATCAATGGAGTAAGCGGAACATGTTGAGAATGATTTGCTTTACTTTTGCCGTTTGTGCTGCATACATCGAACAGTTAATGGATGCTTTGAAATTGTCAATTGAAACAACTGCCAGCCAATCAGCCGCAGCTTCGTCCCTTTGGATTCAATCTCAAATGTTTGCTTTTCAATTTTCGCTGTTAGATCCCCAAATATTGCAATTAATAAACACCATTCCGCAATATCCATTTATTGACACTAAATTAAGGATAATTACAGCGTGTTCAGTAACGTCAACGGCGCCAAATGTTGTCACTATTAAGGTTGCCAAAGAAAGTCCATTTGTGGCATTGACAGATATTGAGAAAGCAGCGGCTCAGGGATATATTAATCAGAAAGGAACAGCCGGAATAAATTACACGGTCGAATCAAAGAACTCTGACAAGATTTACATTAATGCAAATATCTATTATCAAGGTCAATATTCAGTAGTAATCAAAACGGATGTAATCGCGACCATTAATTCATTTCTGCAAAACCTTTCGATAACCAATTTTAATGGCAGTCTTAAAATGACCGATTTAGAAGCGGTAATAAGAAACGTCGAAGGTGTGAATGATGTTGTATTACTAAACGTGAGAGGACGTGAAGATACTGCACCATTTAGCGCAGGGATTGATTTAATTTTGAATCAAACAACCATTGCCAGGCTTTGGAACTCGGTTGCAGGATACGTAAGCGAAGAAACAACCACGCTAAAAACATTTAATGATTCATTGAATTTTATACCTGAATAATACTAATTTTGAAATAAAAACGATATGGATGTAAAAGAATTAAGGATTGGAAATTTAATAATAGATTCAATAAATAACCGTACCGGATCAGTAATGAGATTGAATTGCGGTATTGATTATCCCATTACATATAATTACAATAAGGCATTTGAATGTACCCCGAAAAACGGCGAAGGAATTGACGGTATTGCAATAAATGAAAAAATATTGATAGACGCAGGGTTTAATTATGACGATGACGAACACGAATTTATGTCATTGGAAATATACGCAGGGCTTAAAATTCATTCTGACATATCGGATCAATTTTCAATTTGCACGCTTGTATTAAATCGTAAAATGACAATTGGAATAAAGTATGTCCACCACCTCCAAAATATTTGGAGGGATTTAAAAGGCGAAGAACTCAAAATAAAACAGAAATGAGCAAATACGACTTCAATATTGCACCGGCGGTTATAGAAATACTTCCTCCTGATAAACGGAAGCCGCGCACTTTGCAGTTGATCGATGCTTTGTTGTCGCCGCTTCAGTGGGCACGAAATTTGCTATTCGGATCGTATTACAATGGATTAATTGCATCAGATTACGAGGTCAGAACTTATCATTATTTAGAACAGGCAACTTATCAAAAACGGGTTTACGTTAGTTTGATTGAAAGCAACATTAGCCCACCCTTGCCAATGACCACCCCAGTAACATGGTTATTGATTCAGGATAACTTTATCGGCGTAAAAGAACGGATTCTTTACAGTGGTTCAAAATTGGTTTTGGAGTATGCTTTAAATAAACAGTTTGATTCAGTATTCAGACAACCGGACGTATTGAGCGATATTTACATCACGAATGATACTCCGGTAATAGATGGGTTTTTAGTCGGAATCACAGAACCGTACTGCAGTAGTGTAGGGCAAACAACATCATCGGATGCAATCGGGGGTAGTCTTCCATCGGTCTACCTTAATAACTTCATTATTCATATTCCTGCCACTGTTTTAGATTTGACGGTATCGGGGAATATCGAAGCGGTTCATAATTTCGTAGACAAATACATTCCGGCATCAATAAGATACGAAATAATTAATTACATTTAACGCATAATAAAAAAGCCATTATAAAATGAAAATATTAGACGTTTCAGCTGTTACGGATGCAGCACAAATAAAGATTAAAAAAGGAACATTACAATTCTTACAGGATGCACCAAAAGAAATTGTTTCCTCGGTTCTTGTTGGACTGATTGGCCCGCTTTATAATCCTTTAGCGGTCTATATTATTCACGGCTGCATAAATACCGGGGATTTAGTAAACTATATTATCTCAAGTGGTGCAGCATTTTATCAGGGCGAAGTATTCCCGATTGACGCCGCAACATTTAGTGTGACGGGTTTAGACGTGGCTGTTTTCTCAATTGCAATAATTCAATACACAACAGACGCCGATCCTATGACATTTACGGATTCGACTACTCACAACGTTCACAACATACGAAAACTATCATTGGCCGCAGGAGCAACAGGATCTGGAACTGCAGATTATTCGCAAGCGTTTTTTTTAAATTTTACCATTCCTGAAAAAGTAGTTCTTACTGGCGCTGGGGTAACGGGGACTTATCCAAACTTTGTTATTCCAGGATTAAGCAACGCTTACCCTATTTTGTATGGTGGCAGTTTCCCTGTGGGGAATTTATCAACAACTACACAAAGTTTCAGCGTTACGTTTCCAACAGTTGGAACATCTGATTATTTTGTTGGAGGCTCAATTATAAGCGCGGCGACAGATCCCGGATTTGATACTATTCCGTGGTCAGTAAAAGACCGCACACCAACCGGCTTTACACTAACAATGCGAGAGGCTGGAGCTTGGACGCAAAGCATTATTTTTGATTATTGGCTAATACAAAAAGTAGTATAATGAAAGAACCGAAACCGATTGACATTTACAATTATGAGAGTGTAGGCAACCTTGCAGTAGATATGTGCGTAGCATGTATTCAACACGAAATGAAGTTCAATAAACCAATCAAGGCTGTCATCCTAAATAAGGCTAAATATGAAGTCTTTCAAAGATGGGTAGCGAAAGAGTGGGGCGAAGAACATCTTTATAAGCAATTCTTTATCGAAGGCGTTGAAATTCGCAAAGAAACGATTATATTTGGCAGCGAATTAATGATCGAATATTACAAACAATCCGAATTAGTATGATTCCGAAAGAACGTAGATTTGTAGGTTATTTGCAGCCGTTACAGGCTCGATTAGTTAAGAATATGTCCGAACAATCAGGACAATCTGCCAGCTCTATTATAGCCGAAGCCGTAAAAGACAAGTTCAATAATATGCCTGTTTCAGAACGTGAGCGCATTCTTGGACTTAAAAAATAGTTTTCTTTCCGTTCGTTTTTTAGTTTAAGCCTTGCAGAAATGTGAGGCTTTTACATGTTTAAAAACATGTTTTGTCAGATACTCAATTATTGATATTATATTTGAGGCATAATTTAATACTTAAAGTTATGACAAATCTATTTTGGACCAACGGAGAATTTTTATCACCTGCTTTATTGATCGTTTGCGTTGTCGCTTTTTTTGTAGTTGCTGCAATAGTTGTATATTTAACTGATAAGAAAACGAATAAATGTAAATAACTGAAAAGATGAAAGAAACGCAAGATATTTTGTTAAAAATGGGATTTAGTAATCCAAATTCAAATGTATGGAAAGCTGATTGGTTCGGTGTTTTTTTATTAACCAAAGATGCCACACCACGACAATTGGCAATATTCATATATAATAGAGAACACCCAAAATAATTAACACGGGCGTAATATCAGACACAAATTTAAAGATTAAAACCCTTCCGATATTGGAGGGGTTTTTTGCGTTTATTAAAATAGTGTTACACTATTCACACATGCAATTTAATAAATTTACTTTTATTGCATGAACTATTGTATTGATCCAACAGTTAGCGAGCCTATCATGCTTTTAAATAAGCACATCGGATTTGACGAAGAGGATGGAATGGGTATTGATGGAAGTATATTCCAACAGGAATTGCTTCAATTAGATACGCTTGGCAAAAAACGCATTCAAGTTTGGATTAATTCACCCGGTGGAGTAGTGACTGATGGTTACAATATTTACTCTGCAATTCTCAAATCAAATACTCCAGTTGATACTTATTGCATCGGGGCCGCCGCTTCGATTGCGGGGGTAATATTTCAGGCAGGCAGAAAGCGCATAATGTCTGATTATGGGTGGTTAATGTATCACAATCCTTTCGGTGGAACAGATGGTATTCTAAAGACAATGCAGGCAAGTATCATCAAAATGATCGAGCAGCGTTGCGGAATGTCTGAAGATGAAGTTTCCCGAATGATGGCCCGCACAACCTTCATTGCGGCAGGGGAGGCACTCAATATGAATCTTTGCGACAAAGTAGATGCAAGCGTTGATGAGAATACGAAGTACCTGAGAAAGATTACCGATACAATGACTTTTCACAAAGAATGTAATTTAGTTTTAAATTCGATTTTAAATAATAACCCAAAAATTAGTAATACAATGATTAAAGTATGTATGAAGCTGGGGCTTAATGATGGCACTCCAGAAGAAAGTATCGTTCAAGCCATTGACAGCATTATGAATAAAGTAACTTTAGCAGAACAGGCTAAGGATGCCGCTATTCAGGAGGCTCAAAACAAAGCTAAAACAGCAGACGAGGAATTTGAAAAACTGAAAAACAAATTCAAAAAGCTGGAAGAGGAAAAGAAAGCCAAAGATGAGGCGTATGATGCTTGCAAGGCTTCGCTCGATGCAATGACCGAAGATAAGCTGAAAGCCGAAAATGCAATGAAAGAAGAGGAAGCTAAAAACATGGTAACCAACTTTGCAAAACTTGGCCGTATCAAAAACGAAGCTACTGTTATTCTTAAATGGACCAACATGGCAAAGGTTGACTTTGAAGGAACAAAATTAATGATTGAAGACCTTCCATTGAATAAGGTAGCAACAAAGGCGGTCGATGCCGAGGCTCAAAAATTAGGCGCCGGTGAAATACCAACGTCATCTATCGGATTGGCTGTAAAAAACAGACTGAAACGCGAAGGCAAAATTTAATCTTAAATTCTAATAATAAAACAAAATGGCATTAAACATTACAGATACAGCATACGCCGGTACGTTCGCATCATATTTCTGGTTACCGGCAACCTTTGGAATGGATACTCTTCAAAAAGGAGGTGTCTATGTTCAGGACGGTATTAAGAAAGCTCATACCATCGGCAGAATTGACTTTTCAAACCCATTACAACCACGCGCAGCCACACCAACAGGATCAGGCACATTCACAGTTTCAGGCAGAACATTGACGCCTGCTGACGTTATGGTTTATACCGAATTTAACCCACGCGATTATGAAGCTCATTGGTTGGCCGAACAGCTTTCACCAACTTTGTTAGCCCGCGAACTTCCGGTAACTGCCGAAAACTATATGATTCAAATCGCTCTCGAAAGAACGTTTGAACAGATCGAACTTGGTTTATGGCAAGGTTCAACAACCTACACCGCCGCACCTGGTTCTGCTGGTAATGGTCAGATTTGCTTTTTTGACGGATTCCTGAAATTAATGGTAAATGATTCAGCCGTTCTTAAAGTTTCTTCGCCTTATCCATTGACTACCGCCGCAACTGCCGGATCATTGTATAATATCGTTGATGCTTTTAATGCACTTATCGCACTTGCTGCAACAAACAAAAAAGCACTTTTAAGTAGGGCTAAAAGGTATGAAAGAATGAAGTTCTTTGTTTCGATTAACACCGAACAGATTTATGAAACATATCTTACTACGACTTTAACTTATAAGGGTGTAAACACAACCGAACGAGGAATCAATAAGTTTAAAGGTTATGAAATTGTAGCTCTTGCAGGGATGGCAGACGATACGATTCTGTTTTGTGAAGGTCTTGACGATGTGAGTTCTAACCTTTATGTTGGAATGAACAGCACTGAAGATAACAACTTACAACTCCAAAGATTACAGGCCAATTCAGAACTTTTCTTCTTGAAAGGATTGATGAAGTTTGCAGTACAATACGGATTCTCAGATCAGATTTTCATGTTCACCACATTGACATCCGGTTCTTTTAACGCATAATTAAAATACAGGGGGCGGTTAATTCCACCCCCTTAAAACAATATTCAAAATGAGTACAATTTCAAGATTTCCGAATACTCCATCTGCTGACAATACAGATAGGATTAGAACCAACGAGTATCTAACTCCAGCATATGCCGCTACCATTGCACTGAATCCATCCAAAAGCAAAACCCTGGTAAATTTCGCAGCATTAACCGGTGCATTGACCGTGACTATTGGCGTAGGTACATCTTCTACCGCACCCTTTGTAGGCGATGTGGTTATAATGATGTTTACTGCCGCTGCTGATCGTATTGTTACTTTCACTACTGGTGTATTGTCAACCGGAACGCTTACAGTTTTGGCAGGCAAAACAGCCAATATGCAATTCATGTTCAATGGCGCTGCCTGGTGCGAAACCGACAGAACGGTAACTGCATAAGCTATGTTAGAGAGGTATAAGCAAGTATTTGAAGCCCTTCCGCACGTTACCGAAATATGGGTAACAAGTGATGGAGAGTTTCATTTACACCCCGCCAACGGAGGCGAACATATTATCCGGAATGACGACCTTTCAGTTAGCGAATATCAGGAAGACAAAGAAATAAAACCGCGTTCTTCGGGACGTCCAAAAAAATCATAAATGAGGCCAGATATAACATTCATCAAAGGTCAAGGACAAAGTAAAAGAGTAGGCGCCGGACAGGATTATATATCCGGCCTTATTCTTTACACTGCCTCTTTGCCTTCAGGATTTACAACTACGGCGAACATTAAGCAAATGTTTTCTATTGTAGACGCTGAAAACGCCGGTATTAAATCCGATTATTCAGATGGCACAAAAGCAGCAGGAATTTATCTTATAACAACAGCCGGAACGACAGGCGATGTAATCACACTGCAAGTAACAGAACCGAGGGGCGTTATTATTACTTTAGGATCATACGCTAAATTGTCAACTGATTCAACTGTTTCATTAGTTGGTGACGGATTAACCGCTGCAATTAACGCAGGGACTAAAGTACACGGATATACTGCTCTTAATACCGCCGGGTCAGTTGCGATTACTTCACGCGCCGGACTTGGGATATTCCTTAACTCGGGGACACCACTTTCAGCAACATTAAGCGCGGGTGCTACAATGGCCGGAACTATTACTCAATTCACTGGTGGAGCTGCTTCAAAACAAGCCGTATGGCATTACCATATCGCAGAGTATTTCAGAGGTAACCCGAATAGTTCGCTTTACGTTGGATTCTTTCCTGTTCCTTCGCCTTATACTTTCGCCGAAATTACAGCAATGCAAACATTTGCAGCCGGAACGATTCGACAGGTAGGTATTTTCAAAGATTCATCGGCCTATGCCCCAGGTGATTTAACCGCTATTGACGGGGTTATAAAAACAATGAATGATGCAAGGCATAAACCATTAAGCGCACTTTATGCAGCCGATATGAAAGCGGTAACCGATATTACAACGGTTGCAGACTTAACCACATTGACAGCAAATAAAGCAAGTTCAATTATTGGTCAGGATGGTGCAGCGTTAGGTAATTACCTATTTTTGATTACTGGTAAATCGATTACTCAATTGGGCATCGCATTAGGCATGTTATCGCTAAGTGCTGTAAGTGAAGACTTCGGGGAGCCTGCAAAATTCAATCTTTCGAATGGCACAGAAAATGACATTCCAGGCTTTGCAAACGGTCAACTCTTATCTGATCCCGCTCTGTCTGATTCAGCACTTGACGCGATTAACGACAAACGTCATATCTTCGGACAACAGTATGTAGGATATGCTGGAACGTTCTTTAACGACAATCACACTGCCATTACAATCGCTTCTGATTACGCTTATATCAATGATAACAGGGTAATCGACAAAGCTATTCGCGGTGTCTATTCTGCTTTAATTCCTTATCTAAAAAGTAAGCTATTGAAGAATGCAGACGGCACACTTGCAGATACTACGATAGCTTTTCTTGAAGCTCAGGCGATTCAACCGCTTTATCAAATGGCACGCGATCAGGATTTGGGCGAAGTTTCAGAAGGCGATGTTTATATTGATCCAACACAAAACGTTTCTTTAACGAGTACGTTAGTAGTCAATATTTTACTGAACGAAAACGGAATAGCTCGCAACATTTCAATTCCAATATCTTTTAAATAAAAAATTATGGCAACCCCTTTAATAAATGGTGTAGCATATAGCTGGAGTTCGATCAACTTCGTTTTGTTCGGCGTTCCGGTATCCGGTATCACTTCGATTGAATTCAACAGAAAACAGTCGAAAACCAACAATTACGGCGCCGGCCCGGAACCAGTAAGCCGCGGATATGGTCGGAAAGAGTACGACGGCTCAATTGAGATTTATTTGGACGAATGGAAAAAAGTAATTGCAGCCGCTCCAAATAGAGATCCATTGGCTATCGGATGGTTTGATATTCCGGTTGTTTATGGCAATTCAGTAGCAGACGCAACAAAAGACATCCTCAGGGCGTGCGAATTCCTTGAAGATCCATTTAATGCAAAAGAAGGCGATACAAAGTTGACTGTTAAAATTCCTTTAATTATTGCTCAAATTACCCGATAATATGGAAATTACACAATTAACAGACAAAGAAACCGCCGAATACGAAGCGAAAGCCGCGGAATTAGCGAAGAAATACGGGATTGTTAAAGTTCATGTTTACGTTGGTATTGACCCTGAAACAAATGATCGAATAGTAGGTTATATCAAAGAACCTAACTATATTCAAACGTTGTGTTTCATGGATAAAATTACAGGTTCAGGCACATGGATTGCAGCCGACGAAATGCGAGAAACATTAACGCTTCGTGAGGAATCCAATTCGAAGACATACGAAAGTTCATCGGACTGCACACCGTACAAAATAGGAATGTGTCGTATTTGCATCGGACTGGGTGAGGTTATTGAAAGTTCGTTTAAAAAAAAATAGCTGATAGCAAAATCGACAATTCGAGTGCGCCAACCGCACGAATGGCAGCTCTTATTCGGGGCTGCCTTTTTGTTGACACCGATAAGCTAACAGGAACAGACGAAGAAAAGGCCAATGAGTTTTATAAACTATGGGGGCAAACAAAATACTATTTAGAAACCGTTCATCAAGTCCAATTTAAATGAGTAGTACTTTAGTCGAATATATTTTAAATTTAAGGGGTAATCTTACACCTCAGGTCAATTCCGCAACAACCGCAACGCAACAATTAACCGGTGCAATGGGAACGGCCAGAGGGGCTGCATTATCGCTTGGTTCCGCTATGGGTATAGCATTTGGAGTTGCCGGAATTGCAATGTTTATCAAAAATGTAGTGACAGCCGGTTCGTTCGTTGAAGATGCAACTACCGGATTAACAACGCTACTAAAAAGCTCTTCTGCCGCCACCGAGGTTATAAAAAATGTAATGGCGGACGCTATGGCCACTCCATTTGAATTTAAAGGACTTTTAGCAGCAAACAAAGCGTTAATATCAGCAGACGAAACAGCGGAGGGCGCAAGGGAGGCGGTCTATAATTTAGCTAATGCGATCAGCGCAACAGGCGGCGGAAACGAGGAACTTACACGAATGGTTGTGAACTTACAGCAGATTAAAAACGTTGGATTTGCGAGCGCTTTAGATATTAAACAGTTTGCTTATGCAGGGGTAAATATTTACAAAGCGCTAAATGAGGCAGGAATAAAAACAGGCGAAGGGCAAAGAATAACTTATCAGCAAATCACAAAAGCATTAAAGATCGCTCATGCCGAGGGTGGTATTTATTATCACGGTCTTGAAAATATGGCCAAAAATACAAGTGTTGTACTTTCAAACGTTGGGGATTCGCTTTTCCAATTCATGAATAATATTTATATTGAGGCAAAGCCCTTAATAGTAGGAGTTTTAAATGCTGCGTTAGCCGGAATAACAAAGTTAAATACAGCTTTTGCCGTATCGGTTAAGTTTGTCAAAGATCACAAAGACGCTATTACGTGGGTTATTGCTTCGTATGCTACATATAAAGCAATAACGCTTGGAGTAATATCAGCCACTGCACTACATGTATGGTATACAGGGTTAAGCACCGCCGCAATTATCGTGAATACGTTAGCTACCGAAGGATTATCTGCGGCTTGGCTTGCTGTGAAAATAGCCATGGCCGGAACCGGAATACCATTACTTATTGCAGGGGTTGCTGCGTTAATCGGCGGGGTAGTGGCATTGACCGTTCATTTCGGCAGTTTCGGAAATATGCTTTCTGCGGTTTGGGAAATGGCTAAAGTTGTCGGGAATGGGATAGCTGGAGTATTTCAGGGCGTAGGCCAGGCA